AAAGGTTATTTGGGGGATATGGAGAAATACAACACAGCAACAATGATGGGTTATCAGGTTTTACGGTTTAGCACAGAGCAAGTGAAAAGCGGGTACGCAATTCAAGAAATTAAAAAGATGGTGGGGTGAAGCACTTATGAATGCAGCAGTAGCAGAAAAATTTGAACAATTTGAGTGGTTGACCCGTGGCATCACAGCCAAGTCACCGAACTTTGAGCCAACTGTCCGCGGGACTGGGGAGCAACCTTTGAATTATGAAGATCGCTTGGGTGCCATTGCATCTATGGAGACGCAGCTGGAAAAGTCGGTGACTGCGGTAATTATTTTTGGTGAAAAGTCTGAAATTGATTATCGCCTTGTGCAATCACACTTGGCTGCAATCTTAAAAACAAATGCGATGCTTGATGGTCGTCGAGAGCCAGAGAAGATTAAAATTTCCGAGCTGGCGGATCTGGTTGCGCGCATGGTTATGGACTTTTCTTTAAATCCTGAGCTTGAGGCGAACTTTACCAAGCAGGGGCGACTGTATTATGCGGGAATCCGGTCATGGCAGATGACATTGAGGGCTTATGATGGTACGTGGAAACAGTATGAAACGCTGATGGTGATAGCCTTGGAGTCAGCTATTGATAGTGCCGCAAAAGCTATTGAGAAGTATCGAAAAAAGACTCTTTCGGCTTCCAAAAAATAAAGCTGGTAAAATTTTACTGACTAGGGTATATTTTTTATATACTGGTCGTATTACGGTTTACCCGAGACCAAGTATTTAAAAGCTCACCTTTATTGGTGAGCTTTTCGTTATCCAGTTGGGGTGCTCTACCGGAAGTCAACTGGCTTTAAAAAACGAATCAGGGCACAGTCTGGGCTGCTATCTCCCAACTCTACAAGAGCTGGATAGCAAGTTTATGGGAGAAGTAGCTTATGGCGAACCTTACACAAACAAGTTCAGCGGGTTCTTTGAAGGATTTTGCTTGGTTATTTGTTGCCTTGGCAGCATTTTTTAATCCAGCAACAGCCTTTATTTTGGCCATGGTTGTTCTTGTGGCTCTATGTATCCTTGGTTAGGACGAAGAATCGACAGAGGCTCGCCAAATGGCGGGCTTTTTTATGGCTGTTATTTGAAGTAGTATTTCATGAATAATAAATTAGGTTAATGTGATATGGATCATTTAACTAACGCGAATGTGTTTTCAGCATCCCCTCCAAGGTTTACTATTCAAAAATTTGTTGGTGAGCTTAAGGTTATTGATAGCGGGGTACTGCATTGTGAGTCATCTAAGCCTATTAGGTTTTTAATTGATGACTTTGAGTTGGTTTTTAACTTTATAAATAATGATGCTATTTCAACACAAAAGATCGAAACTAAGGCTGAGAACAATCCTGGGTTAAAACTTAAATTAACTCTGATGAATTTTAACAATCCTTTGGGGAGTGGACTGTTAGATCCAGTGCAAGTGGTTTTTTATAAGGGGCGCGAAATATATGTTTCTTTTTTCACTATTGTTGTTGAAGGGAATAGACAGTTTAATTATTCAATTCTAAGTAATTAATGGTGTTAACGTGAGTGAAGATAAAATCACATTTCGGTCACCTCTACCTAACACTGAAAGTGGGGTTGATGAAAAAAGCACATCTATCAATCCATATCATATTGCAGATGCGAAAATTGTAGGAAGAATTACAAAAGAAATTGGCACTGGAGATGATGCTAAACACTCTATTATTTGGACCACTATTAGATGGTGTTTTATTATTGCTTCAGCAATAACTATTATTATCTTTCTATTTCTCTGGGTAGCATTTTCTAGCAACAATGCTGATGAAATTAATGAGTTAAGAAGATTTATAACTACAGTGTGGTCAATATTTACACCCATTATCACTCTGGCACTTGGTTACGCATTTGGTAAAGACTATAAGTGATTTATAATTTCAAAAGAAGTTCATCGAAAGGTGGGCTTTTTTATTGCCCCGAGAAATGTCCGTGAAAGCAATATCGGGGCACCCAATGGCGGCTTTCTTTATTCGTAGTGGTTTAAATTGAATGCCGCCTCCCTTTGCGCCATTAGCTCAACTGGATAGAGCATGGGTTTTCTATACCAATGGTTGTGGGTTCGAATCCTACATGGCGTGCCAGATAGACAAGATTGATTATTAAGTGATCTTTTTGAGTAAATGATGATCAAGTTATTAATAAATATAACTTAATTATTACGTGTTAAAACATTCTGCATATATTTCTTATACTTAGTTGTGATGAGCAAATGATATCTTGTGTTCATTCCTAGAACCTTACGAAAACAAATAAAAGATGATTTAAATCCTGCCTGTTTAGCCGTCCAGCTAAGCAGGTTTTTTATTTGAAAGTAAAAGTTAATTATGGTCTTGTATATAATATTTTAAAGTATATAATTCAGCCCAGATTCTATCGCTGTAGTTTCTTTTTCAAGTTTCTGCCTCCTTTTCCCATAAAGGAGGTATTTTTTTGTCTGGAGAAAAGCATGCTCCAATTTATATTCTGCTTATTTGGTTTACATGGTGCAGCCGAGATTGACCACACGATTGATGATGAAGAAATCAAAGTGTGTCGAGAATGTTTAAAAGAGATTGATTAATTTCTCCATAGCCGGACGGATTACGGCACATAAAGCCCTGCCACATACTAGATATTGGCGGGGTTTTTCTTTTCTTATTGGTGATTACATGACAGACAAAGTACAAGCTAAACAAGACTTAGAATTTTGCAGTGCTGAGCTGTCTAAGTATCAGAATCTCAGTAGATCGGGATTAACGCGGGCAGAGATGCTAACGATTGACGGCATCATGCGCCGCTTGAAAGATCGCATTAGAAACTTACGGAATGTATTGCTGTGAAACGACCAATGCCGCCTCAAAGCCTGCTTGATCTTGACCCTGAAGAACCAGTGGGGTTTGAGCCTGCACACGAACTAAAAGAATGGATTTTAAAAACATTCATTGATGAGGATGGTGAGCTTCACAACCCTGATCACATGCATATATCGCCATGGGATGATGATTTGTTCATGGTGCTATGGGCATCAAGTGGGTTTAAAAAGTCTGAAAAAATTGTTTTAGGTCAGACTGAAAAGTTTTCGCCGATGGCGGGCGGCTGGCGAAAGATGCGCCAAGAAAAACAGATGATTGACTGGTTTGGTTGTGTACCGAATTTCATCATCACGATTGATGCATGGTTTGCACACAAAGCCAGTGATACTGATTTTTGCGCATTGATCGAGCATGAGCTGTATCACGTTGGTGCTAAAAAAGATGAAGATGGCAATTATTTGGTGAGCCAATCCACAGGCGAGTATAAATATTATTTGCGACCGCATGATGTAGAAGAATTTCACGGTGTGGTCCAGCGTTATGGTGCATCACCGGATGTACAAAAGATGGTGGATCTAGTGAATGATGGCCCGACAATTGGCAAGGCGAAAATTGCTCATGCATGTGGTACGTGTTTATTGAAGTTGGCGTGATTTTTTTTGCCTGCTTTGTTGTACGTAGCTGTACAAAGGGGAGCTTATGGCAGCATTAAAAGAGCCTGTAAAAATATTTATAGTTCAAGCTCTTGCATGCCGTGACACCCCTCAAGAGGTGGTTGATCTCGTCAAACAAGAGTATGGGATTCAAATTTCACGTAGCCAATGTCAGGCTTACGATCCAACAAAATATTCTGGCAGAAATCTGAGTAAGAAATTTGTCGAGCTATTCAACAAAACCCGCGCTGATTTTGATGCTGGCCTAATTGATATTCCGATTGCAAATAAGCATTACCGGCTCAAGCAGTACCAGAAACAATTAGAGCGCAATGCAAAGAACACAGTGATGTCACTCAAGATTCTTGAGCAGGCTGCTAAAGATGTAGGTGGTCAATTCACTAACCGACAAGAAATTACCGGTAAGGACGGCGAAGCATTACAAACAACAGTTGTGCACGCTACCCAAGACCAAGTTGAAGCTGCTGTAAAGAAGGCCCAAGAGGAATACTAAATGGATCTGCAAACACAGGTTGAAAAGAAGCTGTGTGAAGATGAGCATTTATATTTCACCCGGCGATTCTTTAAACCCCGTATGGGTTTTAAATTTACTGTGAACTGGCACCATGTTTATATCTCATGGATTATTGACCAGGTCATTGCAGGTGAGATTGCAAACGTTGTCATCAATGTTCCACCAGGGGCCGGAAAAACTGAACTGACCACCAACCTAATTCCACGTGGCTTAGCCTTAAATGCCCGGTCACGGTTTTTGTATTTGTCCTTTTCCCAATCACTGGTAGAAGGTGTTTCAGATACGGCGCGTGACATTGTGAAGTCGAAAGACTATCGATTGATGTGGGATTTAACGGTCTCCAATAGTACTGACTCCAAGAAAGAATGGAAGATTACGGTTGAGGACTATGATGTTGGCCATGTGTATGTTGCCTCTATGGGTGGACAGGTAACAGGACGGCGCGCAGGGACGCTGGCGGATGATGGCTTTACTGGCTGTATCATCATTGATGACCCATTAAAGCCTGAAGATGCTTTCAGTAAGATCAAACGAGATGCCGCCAATCGTAAGCTACTTAATACAGTGAACTCACGTAAAGCCAAGTCTGATACACCGATCATCATGATCATGCAGCGTCTTCACACTGAGGATCCAACCAACTTTGTCATGACAGGTAATTTACCTGGTGAGTGGACTCAGATATCCATTCCGGCTTTGATTGATGATAAGTACATTGCAACACTGCCAGAGCATATTCAAAAACTGGTACCGCGAGATGCAGAGCGTGATGAGCAGGGTCGTCAAAGTTACTGGCCAAAGAAAGAATCACTTCAATCCTTATTACAGCTTGAAAAGGGTGGTAAGGATAAAGAAGGTGCCACAGTATCCCGTTATACATTCTCCAGTCAGTACATGCAGCAGCCTAAGAAATTAGGCGGTGACCTGATTAAGTCTGAATGGTTCGGATTCTATAAAGATATTCCAGAACTTCAGTGGCGCGCCGTCCTTGTTGATACGGCGCAAAAGACTAAAGAGCACAATGACTACTCTGTATTTCTACTGGTAGGTATGGGGATAGATGGCAAGTTGTATTTGCTGGATCTCTTACGAGGCAAATGGGAAGCACCAGAATTGAATCGTCAGGCTAAAGCATTTCTGGATAAGCACAAGGAATACACCTGGCATACCAAACCTATCCGCTACATGAAAGTAGAAGATAAGGCGTCTGGTACTCAGTTGATCCAAACACTCGGCACTTACTCTGGTGTCGCTGTGATTCCAGTCCAACGTAATACAGACAAGCTATCCCGTTTTATGGATGTGCAGGTCCATCTCGAAGCAAACTATAAGGACAAACCGGAAGATCGTTTTGTGATGGTACCTAAAGATGCACATTGGGTCGGTGAATTCTTTGAAGAGTGTGAAGCATTCAATGCGGCATTTACCCATGATCATGATGACCAAGTAGATACGCTGATTGATGCGATTGAAGATGCAGTAATTGCGATTAATTACAGCCCTCCGGCTGCATAAGGTTGAGTTATGTCTAAGAAAAGGAAAAAACCTGAGAATGCAAAACCTGAAGCTGGTGCACTGTATTCTCATGAAGCTGAACAGGCTTTAATCAGTTATCTGACCAAGATGCCAGACGGCGATGAAGTGCTGCGAAAAGCTGGCGTTACCCGCCCACGTTTAAAAGTCATGATGTATGACGATGAGATTTATCAGGCCATTGAGAAACGGCAGGATAAACTTGAGAGTGCATCATGGCGTGTAGAGCCGATGGATCGACCAGAGTCAAAAATCATTATGGAGCATTTGCGGGAGTGGTGGTCTGAGATTCTACTGGGTGCGCAGAATGCTCGCTGGTACGGATATTCTGTATTAGAAGCCATCTATACTAAGCCTGAGGAACCGAGCCTACATATTGACGGCGATACTATTACACCGTTTATTGGTTTTAAGTGGATTGGTGAAAAGCCAATGCAATGGTATGAGCCTAAGAATGATGGTCGTCTGATGTTGCTGGCTAACTACAACACGACTCGACAGGATCAGGAAGTAGACCAGCGCTTCAAACACTTTTTGACACGTTGTAAATCTACTTATGAGAATCCATTAGGTGAGGCTCTTTTAAGTCGATTGTACTGGGTCTGGTTCTTCAAAACGTCTGGCTTTAAGTTCTGGGCCAAGTTTGTTGAAAAGTTTGGCTTACCAATGCTGGTTGGTAAAACTGCCGGCAAGACGACAGATATGCGTGATGCACTACTTAGAGCGCATGCCAGTTCGGTGATTGCTTTAAGTGGTACAGATTCGGTAGAAATCCAAACAGCTAATACCAATGGCAACGCTTCACAGACTTTCGAAACTTTTGACAAGAACCTTGAGCGCCGTATTCAAAAGGTGATTCTGGGTCAAACTCTAACCAGTGGTACAGATGGTGCGGGCTCTCGTGCTTTAGGTGATGTGCATCTTGAAGTGCAAAACTCAAAGTATAAAGCCGATGTCCGGATGATCATGCCAACGATACAAGCCATTATTAACGCGCTATGTGATATCAATGGCTGGGAACGCCACCGGGTCATCATTGGTGAAGAGAAATCACTGGAAGAGCCTAAAGCGGATCGTGATGTGAAGTTAAAGAATGCCGGTGCAGTCTTAACGCCACAATACTTTAAGCGAGAATATGGTTTGGAAGATGGTGATGTGATTGAACAGCCTCAAACTGGCTTCAATCAATTCACTGCATTACCTCGCCAGGCATTCAACTTCAAGGCGACAGCAAACAAGCTATCACCAGAACAACAGGAAGTTGAAGAGCTGACTGATGGCCAGGATGAGTTGCAGCTATTGAAACCGGATCAGGTCAAGGAATTGGTATTCAAGTCTGATAGCCCTGAAAGTCTGGCCTATAACCTGATGCAGTTAATACCTGATGCAACTCAGACACAGTTCAAGGCCAATCTGGATCAGGCTTTGTATGCTGCGGATGTGTTGGGGTATGTAATGGCAGGGAAAGAAGCTTGATTTGTAATATGCTTATAAATCCTTTTACAATCCTTAATACCTATAGGTTTTTCAATAGGTTTTAAAGTAAGTAATTAGTGAATAGTAATAATTCAAAAGTGAAGAATTGTGATGCAAGAACATTTAATTAAGATAAGACAAGCCGAACCTAATGATTTTGAAAAATTAGCAAATATTTGGCTTGAAACCTCTATTGAAGCACATGATTTCATTCCAAAATCTTATTGGGTAAATAATAAGAGTGCTATGCAAAATCAGTATTTACCTATGTCTGAGGTCTATCTTATAGAAGAGGCTGGGCAAGTATGTGCATTTATAGCTTTAGTCGAAAATAAGGTGGCGGCAATCTTTGTATCCCCAGGTAAACAAGGAAAGGGTCTTGGTAAGTTATTGATATCTCATGCTAAGAAGTTAAGAGAAGAACTTGAATTGAATGTTTATCAGGAAAACGAGAATAGTGTGGCTTTCTACAAAGCTAATGGTTTCAGAATCTTAAAAGAATCATTAGATACTGAGACTCAGGCGAAAGAATTTGTAATGCTGTGGGAAAATTCAATTTAGACATCGGATTTTAAAATTAATTCAAAAAACCAGAAGCAGCCATTGAGCTGCTTTTTTAATAGGTACTTCCTATGCAACCAGTTACCTTCCTTGAGGCGCTTCAATACGCTCACAATAAAAAGATAGTATTGCCTGATGAGTTCTATTCGATGGATCTAAAAACTCGACAGATGGCAACCACAGTTAGCTTTTTGTCGAGTCTTGAGCAGATTGAGACAGTCATCAAGGCGGTGAATAAATCCATTGCAGATGGTGGGACGTTTAAGGATTTTCAGAAGCTGATTGAAGAATCTGAAATCATCCTGCCAAAATATTACCTAGACAATGTATTCCGCACCAATATTCAGAGTGCATACGGTCACGGCCGATGGCAACAACAGCAACGAAACAAGGCTAAACGACCGTATTTGATGTACTCAGCTATCAATGATAGCCGGGTGCGTCCCAGTCATCTGGCTTTGAATCGAATTGTGCTGCCGATAGATCATCCATTTTGGCTGACACATTACCCACCATTGGGGTATCGCTGCCGGTGCACAGTGATTGCACTGACTGAGAAACAGGCATTGAAATACGGCATTACGCCTGATGACAAATTGCCAGAAGTGGCTGAAGCATTGGACTGGAGTTCACATCCACTGCAGTTTGGTGAGCTTGAATCACTGGTTGATAAAAAGATCAGTGCTTCATCACTAGATAAAGAATATCTGTTGGAGCAAAAGCAGGTTATTCAGGCCGAGTGGACTGCATCCAAAAAGCTGACAAGTCTGTTTGCACCAATGGATGACAAAACTCGGGATCTGTTTAATACGATTGCAGATACAGTGATTCCACTTGATCCGCAGATCAGGCCAAGTGCGATTCGTACTTTCCTGGATTATGTACAAGGTAATGACTCGGCATTGACCACGTATTTAAATGCATCCACAGCTTCACTGGCTGACGATGTGCTGAAGCGATGGCTCACTACTGATATGACAGCGATTCAAGCTGTGGCAAGCAATACAGCTTCAACCGTAGTAGGTGCTGCAACTATCCAGCAGGTTGCAGCGTATCAGGTTGGGCAGACAGTTCAATTGAGCGCGCCGTTACTCATGACTGAAACTGCAGGTGATATTGTGATTCAGATTGAGAATGCCAAGGGATTGGGCATTGATCTGGAAAAACTGAATGCAGGGCAAGGGGTTTTAATTCCACTGGGACTGTCATTTGAGGTGGTTTCTATTGAAACAATCAAAGGCAAGTTGATCTATACATTAAAAGCATTGGTGAGTTAATGACTACACAAGAGCAGCAAATCGTTTATGATCTAATCTTGCAAGCGTGGACGAGGCCAAAATGAGAGATAAATATTTGATGTGGGGTGCAGCTATCCTAATTTGTGCCATTACTCTGTTTTTTGGTTACGTGGTATGGCAAGACGCTAAAAGTGAAAAAATTTCACTGAATAAATCAGATTGGACTTGCACCAAGACTGAAACGCAAGTGAATAACATTGTCGCAGGGAAAGTCATAGTGCCGCAAATTACTGAGCATTGTGTGCGGTATGAAAGAAATTAACTTTTAAACCAATTACAACCGTCCGAAAGGGCGGTTTTTTTATGGAGCATGAAAATGCCAGTAGAGGAAACACAGGATAAATACTGTTTTCGGCTTGGTGATCTAAACGTCAATCAAGCTGAGGAAGGCAAGAAAAAACGCACCTTCTCAGGCGTGGCATATAGCGGTGAAGTGATTACAGACCATTGGTATTGGGACCGCATTATTTTTGATTTGGACTCTATGCAAATCAAAGGTCGCATCCCCGCATTACTCGATCACTCACCACGCCAGCGTGCAGGTGTCATTAATGAACACAGCATTAATCATCAACAAGGTTTAGTCGTTTCTGGCGACTTAATGAGTAACGAGTTCGGTACCGAAGTTGCTCAGGACTCTGACGATGGTTTTCCGTGGCAAATGTCGGTTCGCATTGAGCCATCATCTGTAGAGGAAATTCAGGCTGATGCTTCAGTCACAGTCAATGGAAAAGTTCACCAAGGGCCTATCACGGTATTTCGTGGTGGTCGTATTCGTGAAGTGTCTTTCTGTGCTTTGGGTGCAGATGACAACACAAACGCCGTGGCAGCCAGCCACAACCCAACACAATCTAGCAAAGAGGACACAGAC